GGGAATGCAATGAAATTTAAAGCAGAAGCAGAGAACAGAAAAGACATAGTAAAGGCAATGGAGAAACTTTTAAATGTAAAAGCCATTTATACGGGACCACCAACCTTTGCATATGACGTTGGGAAGTTCACAGTCGACAGAGACGGTTTTGTGGAATGTGAATCCGAACAGGAAGGAGAATGGATGAGAGAAGCACTTGCAGAAAAAGGAATGGCAGAAGTTACAAGGGATAAGCTGAACATAGAAATGCCCCTTGATACCTTCACGGCAGAGAATTTGAAAAATCTGATTTTTATGATTCACAGCAAGCAGTACCTTTTGGAAAGAGCGGTGGGAAAAGCACCATTTCAGATTCCTGAGCAGTTGGTAGAGAAATTAACGGATGCGGAAGTAACCTTGGAGCAGGTTATTTCCCTTTTGGAAGAAGAGAAGCCTTTAGGACTTGAGGTTTTAAACGGTAGGCTTCGGTTTACGGGATTTCCTTTTACGGAAGACACCGCAAAGGTTTATACGGAACTGATATCGCAGATGGTTACGGTGGCAAAAGAGCAGAAGCGAATCAGTCCACAGCAGACCATTGAAGAAAATGAAAAATATTACATGAGAAGCTGGCTTGTAAGACTCGGTTTTGGCGGTAAGGAAGGAAAAGAAGTACGGCAGGTACTGCTTTCCAAACTGAAAGGGCATACGGCTTTTCGCACGGAAGCTGATAGGGAAAAGTGGAAAGCAAGAAACTACGGTTCTAAGAAAGGGGAAAAGGCAGATGAATAGTATGGGATTTCCCTCAAGAGAGACGGTGGCAAGGGTACGTGAGCAGTACCCTGTCGGCTGCCGAGTGGTACTTGAGCGGATGAATGACGAACAGGCACCGCCCATCGGTATGGAAGGTACAGTTTACGGGGTGGATGATATAGCAAACATTATGGTGAAATGGGATAACGGAAGCGTACTTCATGTTGCTTATGGAGAGGACCGCTGCAGAAAGCTGTAATATGTACAAAATCCGGTCATATTCTTTGGTACATTTATATCGGAGATATGACTGGATATATCTGTCGTTTAGAGCGAATATGTACCTACAACAAAACAAACGGAGGTACATACCATGAAGAAGATTGAACTTTTTGAAAGAGCCATTGAACAGAAGGCAGCAAGCCTTGCGGATTACGGAATTAACGCTACACTTTTCTGGGCATACCGCAACAGCATTTTTGCAGAAAGGGAACTGATTGATTTTGACGAGGTCATTTGGGAAAAGGACATTGCAGAAATCACAGCCATGATGAAGGACAACGGCATTGCGGAATTCACGATTTCAAGCACTTTCTCCGGTTTGATTTCTACCCTTGCCGAGTTTGAAAAACACGGGTATAAAATGGCAGGTCTTATCAAGGTAAACGCAAGATGCACAGACCTTTTTACGGGGAAGAGAGAACTTGTGGATGCCATCAGAATGGAAAGAGCATAGGAGGCGGACATGGAGCAGATAACAACCATCTGCTACGGGAAAACGGATACATGGCAGTCAAGGGAAGAGGCACTTGCCTTTTTCCTTCAGGCTATGGCCGGCTCGGAAGGCAGTGAACAGGAAAGATATTCTAATATTTACCTTCAGTTGTGCCTTGGCATGACAGAGTGCAGGGATGAGATAGAATAAACAAAATGTACCTTTTATTTTTGGTAGTATTAGGACTGGATATTATATCCATTTCGAGCGAATATGTTGCTACCTAAAAATTTGAAGGGAGACAGCAGCATGAATGAAAAAGTGCAAATGATGGTGCAAGCGGTCACCGAAGTTTACAACACAGGTGATGACCAAAACACGGAACTGCTTATAGGTGGACTGAAAAGCCTCTATGAATGCGGTGCTATTTCTGAGGAAGAGATTTCTTTTGCGGAACAGCAGTTGGAGGTGGCAAAAGAAACCGAGCAGGACTACAAGGCAGAAGAAGCAGGAACTGAACTTGCGGATGCTACCGTTGTGTGGCTTAGGCAGATTGCTCCAAGATGTCACGAACTATTGTCGACAAGCATTCAGCTTTCGGCAGAATTTCTGCATGATTATTGGGTAGGAAGATACCTGTAAAGTACACAATATCCAGTCATATTCTTTGGTACATTTATGGTACAGATATGACTGGATATATCTCTTTATTAGAGCGAATATGTACCTACCAAAAGAAAAGGAGGACATCGCAATGAGATGGAAAGAGATTACAACAATGGAAAATTTATGGGAGGACGGTTGCGCAGAGCAGGGTGCGGTTTTACAGCACGGAGATAAGGTTTTGGTTTGCGGACTTACCTACCGAGGATTTGAAGCAGCGGTTTACGAATTTGTGGAAACAGCAGAAGAAACCGGACTTGGATACATTGAATGCAGGATTCAGCTTTTGGAAAAAAGCGAAACGGTATTTGAAGATGGCGGTCATGCAATGGCATGGTGCTTTGGCCGAGTGTAAAGGAGGAAAGCATCATGGTAAAGGAAGGAACAATTGGAAATTTGAAAGAGGGTAAGGCAGATGGTATCTGCCACTACCTTCTGAAAGCCTACGATGAGCCGAGTGAATATGGCATCAACGGTGGCAAGATATCCAAGTTGCTGATAGAAAGAAACGGGGTTACAACCTGCAATTACGACAGGGGTTGGGATATTAAGCCTCAAGATGAATTAACCAATATGGCGTTATGCATTTTGCTTAACGAATATAATTAGGGGGTACTTATGAAATATAAAGGATACCATATCAGAGTGTATTGGAAACATGAAGAAAAAGGATACACTTATAGCATTTACAAGGCGGACGGATGTTTGTTAACGGAGTGCGAAGGAGTATTTTTTCATATTGAAAATGCTAAATCGGAAGCAAAAAAATTAATAGACACCTTGTAATACAAATATTTACAACGAGGATTCCTACGGGAGTCCTTTTTTTGTTGCCATGAAACGGAGGTGAGGACAGTGGCGCAGAGAGGAAGAAAACCGAAGCCTACGGCAATGAAGGTGCTTGAGGGCAATCCGGGCAAGCGAAGCCTTAATACGGGCGAACCGAAGCCGGAAAAGAAAGCACCACGGTGTCCGGCATGGCTTGAGGACGAAGCAAAGAAAGAATGGAAGCGTATGTGTAAACAGCTTGAGCAACTGGGTATCCTTACGGAAATCGATATGGCAGCCTTTGCCGGATACTGTCAGGCATACGCTCGTTGGAAGGAAGCAGAGGAATTTATTACACAGCATGGAACAATCGTAAAAACTCCGAGTGGTTATTGGCAACAGGTACCGCAGGTATCCATTGCCCAGACCTACCTTAAGATTATGAATAAGTTTTGTGAGCAGTTCGGTCTTACCCCTTCTGCCAGAAGCAGAATTGTATCTGACACGGGAGAGGATAAGGAGAGCGATGAAATGGAACTTCTGCTTCTTAAGGGAGGAGGAAAATAATGTTTGATGTGACAAAGGCAGACCATGCGGTTAATTTTATCAACTGTCTGAAGCACACCAAGGGTAAATGGCGTGGAGTTCCGTTTCAACTGCTTAACTGGCAGGATGAGATTATCCGCACCCTTTTTGGAACGGTTAAGGAAAACGGATACCGTCAGTATAATACCTGCTATTGTGAAATTCCAAAGAAGAATGGCAAGTCGGAACTGGCGGCTGCCATTGCCTTATATATGACCTGCGGTGATGGCGAGTGGGGAGCAGAAGTTTATGGATGTGCTTCTGACCGTCAACAGGCATCCATCGTATTTGATGTTGCGGTGGATATGGTAGACCAATGTCCGGCGCTAAAGAAGCGGATTAAGCCTGTTATGTCCGTGAAGCGTCTCGTGTACACGCCCACCAACAGCTTCTCTCAGGTGCTGTCGGCTGAAGCTTACACCAAGCACGGTTTGAATGTTCATGCGGTTATTTTTGATGAACTTCATGCTCAACCGAACAGAGAGTTGTTTGATGTTATGACCAAGGGTTCCGGTGATGCGAGAACACAGCCTCTTTATTTCCTCATTACAACAGCAGGGAATGACAGAAATTCCATCTGCTTTGAACAGCATCAGAAGGCAGTGGATATTTTGGAGGGCAGAAAGATAGACCCTACTTTTTATCCGGTTATTTACGGTGCTTCTGATGAGGATGACTGGGCGAGTGAGGCCACTTGGTATAAAGCAAATCCTTCCCTTGGAGAGACCATAGACATTGAAAAGGTAAGGAATGCTTATATCAGTGCAAGGGAGAATGCAGCAGAAGAAAATATTTTCCGTCAGCTACGTCTGAATCAATGGGTAAAACAGTCTACCCGTTG